AAATGAAATTGGCAATAGTGTTTATGGTTATGGTATTGTTTATTCCGCGTTAAGTATAATTGATAATTTTTTAGCGTCTCAAAATTCTATACATCAATTAATGAAAAGAAAAGCTAATTCTCAGATTCATGTTAAATTAGGTAATGTAGAAAAAGAAGATTATCCAAAGCAAAAAGACATAGATGCATTTGGTAGAAATTTACAATATATGAATGAGTCGACTGAGTGGGTAACAGGACCTAATGTAGAAATGAAAGTATTAGATTTTGGCAATATAGGAGAAAAATATAAAGATGTATTAGATAATGATATGAAATTATTATCGTATGCTTTTCAAGTGCCTGAAGCTATTTTAGGTGCAGAAAAAAGTTTTGTCGGTGCTACTAAAATTCAGGATGAAGGATTTGATAGAAAAATAAAAGCTTATCAAGAAAAAATTGGATTTATTTTAAAGACTAAAATATTTGATTTGTTATTGGAGAAAAATGGATATAGTAAAGTTGATTATAGTATTATGTGGGGAAAACAAAGTGAAGAAGATAAGAATGCTTTAAGAGATTCATATCAAAAATTATTAAGTTCTAATATCTCATTAAGTCCTGGTATGAAAGAAGCTTACGAAAAAAAACTTGCATTATTAGATAATATTGATTATAAAGAAGTTGAAGGGACTAATGTAAAACAAATGAGAAGAGAAAATAGACAATCTAAAAAAGAATTTAGTAGACAAGTTCAGTTGGCACAACAAAATAATAAACAATCTAATGAACATGCTATTCATCATGAAATAGAAGACTTATTTTTTCAAGGATTAGCACCACAAGAAATAGAATCAGAAATTATTAAAGATTATAATTTAACTGAATCATATTCTGAATCCCTCGTAGCAAAAGAACTTGATGAATTAAATAAAGATTATACTTTAAAAGAATGGGTTGGAGAATATGTTCATATTAAAAAACAAATATTAGAAAGGATTGCTGGAGATAATTTTGAAAAATTGACTGCAAAGAATGCTCAAGAAAGAGCACTAGGTTTATTAAATAAAAAACAGGTTGAACAACTTAGAGACATTATGTCAAAAGCATTTGAAGAAAATAAAGGATTAAAACAAGTATCTAAAGAAATTAAAGAAATAGGATTAAAAGATAGATATATATTAAAGGACGGAAAGAAAATATTAAAAACACGTTCGGATAAACGAGCATATCAAATAGCAAGAACAGAATCAGTAAGATTAAGAGCTGAAGGAACTCTAATTAGTTTTTCTGATAAAGGTAAAAATAAAGTTGAATTTACAACTCAATCTATGAATCCTTGCCCAGAGTGTGAAGGTTTAAATGGAAATGTTTATACAGTAGATGAAGCATTTGGTGTGATTCCGGTTCACTCCGGCTGTCGATGTCAATGGAAAGAAGGATAATGAAACAACAAAAATGTATAATTAAAAATTGTAATAATTTAGGAATAATTATGTTTGCAGGCCAGTTAATATGTGGAGAATGCTTTATGAAAATACAAGAGAAACAAAAGAATAGAGATTTAAAATTATTAAAGGAGTTAGAAAATGAGTAAAGTAATAAGAGTGCCAGGAACAGATAGACTAATATTTGTAAATGATAATATAGGCGACATAGTATTAGATATGAAAGATTATCCTGAAGCAAGTAGTACTATTGCTAATGAAGATATAAGAGTAGTTGGTAATTGGTCTGATTATACAGGGGAAGGCTTGATTAATTCAGGTGAAGTAAATTATCAAGGAGTACAAAATGTTCCTGTTGAATCATTAAAAGGGCAAATAGTAAATGAAGATATACAAAGAACTAATAGAGGTAAAAAGGCAGCAACATATAGACAACGAACTAAATTAGTTTATGTTGATTTATCAAAATGAAAATTGAAATTTTAAAATATGAAAAACGAATACGAAGGAAAAAGTATTGAACAATTAAAAGTAATTGTTTATGATTTATTAGTTGAACAACAAGTAGTAAATAATAAACTTCAAGTTGTAAATACTTTAATTGCACAACAAAAATCTAAAGAAATTAAAAAACTAATTCTAAATAACTATATAGTAATTTTTTAAACATTTATAAACTATTTATATTTAATTTATTTATAATTAAAATGCCAAAAGAATTCGATAAACTTAGGAAAGCAATAAAACAACAATTAATTAATTCTGGAAAGTCTGAAAGTGATGCAGAAAATCAATCTTGGGCTATTGCTACTAAAAATTGGAAACAATCTCATAACGGTAAAGCACCTTCTAGAGAAAATTATGAACAAGAATCATATGATTCTGAAGGTAGATTTATTGTTGCTGAAAATGCAAAACTATATATCGAAGCAGGCATATCTCAAATTGAAGAATGAATAACAAATTAACTATTAAAGGGGTTGCAGTTTCTGAAGGAGTTTCTAGAAACAAAAGAAGATATCTAGGTAATGAATTAGAAAAATTTGCACCTACATTAAACAATAGACCAATTCTTAAAGACCATGAAGGTGCTACTGATAATGTTATAGGTAAAATTACATCATCTATTTATGACCCTACTACTAAATCTGTAAAATATTCTGGTTGGGTAAAAGAGGATGGTACTGGAATAATAGAAAAAATAAGAGATGGAAGAATTAGTGAGGTTTCAATTGGCGCTATTGCTAAAAAAGTAGTTAAAGAAAATAAAGAGGATGATATTATTATTCCATTAGATTTAGAGGCAATGGAATTATCAACTACACCAGTTCCTGGTAATAAGGGAACTTCGATAAATTTTGAATCTAAAAAATATTCTTCTGATGATTTAAACGAAATGATAAATAATTATGAACAAGAAGCACAAATTACTGGAATGGAAGGTGAAAGAAAAAGAAGAGGTATGAGCGTTAGTCAATTTTATGCTGCACCTAGAAATCCTCCAAGTTCATCTGCATTGCCTATTTTTGACGCGTCACATACAAGAAATGCTATGGCTAGATTTAATCAAACTAAATTTACTTCCAATAGTGAAAAAACAAAAGCGAAAGCTGCAATAATGAAAGCAGCAAAAAGATTTAAAATCGATATTACAAATTTTGAAACATTTAATACTTTATATAATATTGAAAAGGAGGATAAGAGTATGGAACAAACTACTGAAAATTCTGAAGTTAGTGAAAAACAATTAACAGAAATTTCTGAGTTGAAGAAACAACTCGAAGCTTTAAATTCTAAAAATGCTGAACTTGAAAAAGAAAAAGCTGATTATTTAGAAGCTCAAAGACAAGAGGCTATAAGTAAATACAAATCACTTTGTGAAAGTAAGAAAGTAGAAGCAAAAGATTTGACTAATGCTAATATGGAAATGATTACATTTGCATTAGAGATGGTTGATTCACTTCCAGAAGAGGAAGAGAAACCTGTTGAAGATTCTAAAGAGGAAGAAAAACCAGCAGAAGAAACTCCTAAGGAAGAAGAAAATGTTAAACCAGTTGCAAAAGCAAAATCTAAAGCAATCGTTTCTGAAGACTTAAAAGAAGATTCTGAAAATTATGTTATTACTACTGAAGATGTAAGTGGTCCAGGAGTAGCTCTATATAAGAAATACTAAAAATGGCAGGAAATCCAAACGGATTTGTACAAGCTAGTGATTTTGGTAATCCTAAAGTTCTTACAGGTGAAACACTTGAAGCAATTTCAGGTGGACAATTTGTTGGTGTCTCAGGAACAACTGGAATAGTTTCATCAGATTTAAGTTCTTACGAAAATTCTGATGTTAAATTCTACGTTGCTGATTCAAAGGATAATGTAGTAGGCATGGCTATGAATACAGTTGGCGCAAACGCTAACTTAGGAGTAGCAGTTGAAGGAGTTGTTCTTGCTAAATGTGGTGGTTCAGTTTTTGCTGGGCAATTAGTGGAAAAAGTAGCATCTGATGATGCGGTCCAAAGTCTAAGCTCAGGCTCATCAACTTATGCAATTGGAAGAGCATATACCGCAGGAGCAAGTGGTGGTTTCGCACTCATTCATATTAATCCATAAAATGGCAGAGATGAGAAATATCAAAGAATTGTTAAGTACTGGTATGGCAACTGAAGGAAATCTTTTAATAGCAAAAAAAATTCTTGACACATTAGTTGAGGAAGTTAATAAAAGATTGATACCGAGAACTGAGGCAGCTTTAGTAATTGGTCCCTCTATGATTCCAGGTTCAAGTATTGACGTGGATAGAGAAACACCCAACACACTTTCTGTAAGGGAAGTAGGTGAAGGCGCAGATATTATATTAGATAATCAATCTTATACTAGTGTAAATATTAAGCCTAAAAAGTACGGTGTAGGGATTAGAATTACTAACGAAATGTTAGAAGATGGTAAGTGGAACTTATTGGAAAGAAACATCATGACTGCAGCTAAAAGATTTGCTGAGAATGAGACAAATTTAATTTTAACTCAATTAGATTCAGCAGCAACTGTTAACGCAGGTGGCGCAGCATATCAGGTTTCTGATTTAACTACTCAAATGCAAGACCTTGAAGATAGTGATTACAATCCAACAACTTTACTTGTTGGTAATGAAGTACTTCACGATTTGAGGAATATCGACACATTTGTAGAAGCTAATAAATTAGGAAGCAGAGAGATGTTAGAAACTGGTTTTGTCGGAAAGATTTACGGACTTAACGTAATGAGATTTTCAACAAACGCAGCTCCAAGTTCAGCATATAGTAAATATGCGTATGTATTTGATAATACACAAGCTTATTACATCGCTGAAAAACGACCTCTTACTGTTGAAAGATTCGACCTTCAGTCTAATGATATGAAAGCAGCAACAATTACACAAAGAATTGCTGTACAGATTATTAGAACACAAGCAGTATCAAAAACAACAACTGAATAAGATTAGATTTAATCTAGTCTTAAAAATTATTATTATTATTATTGTTATTAAATTTTAAAAATATAAATCAAAAATTATCAATAAAGGAGGATAAAAAAAGAAATGAAAAGCTTAATTGATGGGCTTAGTAAGGGGAATGCTAGTCAACCCAAAAAGGTAAAACTAAAGGTTGATACTAATAGTGAAATCTCTACTAAACCTAATAAAAATAATAGATTTAAAAAACCTATTAAATTTAAAAATAAAAAGACTTCAATTAAAAGTTTATAAATTTCTTTAATTTAAGATGTCTGCAGAATTACAATTAGTACCAATATCTGGCGCAGTTTTAGAAAAAGGCTCAACTGGAAGTCATACTGTTGAATTATCTTTATTATGTGGAGTTGCTAATGGGAGCGTTGTAGTGCCTTTAGCAGTATCAGGTAATGGAGTTTTTTTAACTTCCGATTAAGTTTTTAATTTAAAATGGCAAATTGGAATATAGGGTCTGTTACTGATTTTATAGGAAATAAAGTTGGGTGGAGCAATATACCAACTTCAATTAGTGGAACAACTTTTAGTAATATGGTTTCTCAATCTATTAATTTTGTTAAATCTTATACTTCCGAAACTATTGATGAAACAAATATTTCTGATAAATATCAACCTGCTATAATTAAATTAACTCAAGCAGATTTACTTATTGATATTGAAGCTCAGCAAGGCGGAGTGGATAATATTAAATTAGGCGATTTAAGTGTCAGTCAATCTTCCGGAGGAGGTTCAGAATTAGCTAAACAATTAAGAGAAGAAGCAGTTCAAAGATTAAAAGAACTTCAAAGAGCAGTAAGATATAAAAGAGTTATTGGAGGATATTAATAATGAATATTAATACTACGCTTATTGATGGTATGAGATTCGCAATGAATAGTGCAGGAATAAAAACCACTGTTAATTTAATTAATTTTACAAGGGAAGATTCTGATTATGATGATGTTGTTATCCAAACAATAACAGGAAGTAACACTATTGATGGAATAATTTTCCCAGTTAAAAATAAGCAAGGTAGTGAAGATGCTTTATTATTACAACAAGGTAAATTATTAACTAAAGATAAAGTTCTTTATACTGGTTCTGTAAATATTAGTGGTAATATTTTGATACAAGCTGATAATGATTATTATACGTTAGTGCCAAATGGAGTGCACACATATTCAAGTGCTGGTTCTGATATTTATAATAAATTTTACATAAGGAATACAATTCCAGGAAGTTTATTTTAATGAAATTTCAAATTTTTGGTACTAATAATGTTATTGGAAATTTAACTGCTATACAAGCTGGAATATTAGCAGGAGCAAATAAAGGAGTTATGACAGCTGCTAATTTTATGAAAAGTGAAGTTAAAGCAAGTATTGATGGAAATAGAGCTGAGCCTAAAAGTGTAGATACTGGAAGATTTTTAAAATCTATTAAAGCAAATAGAGTTAGTGATAATAGTGCTCAAGTTGCAACCGATACTCCTTATGCAATATATCTTGAAAACGGTACAATTAAAATGGCACCAAGAAGACATTTTTCAAATTCACTAGCTAGAAATAAACAAAAAATAACAGATACTATTAAAAATAATGTAAAAACAGCATTATCTATATAGTGTTGTGTAATACATTTATAAATATATTTATTTTTAATATAATAATTACAAGTGAGTAATTAATTTAAAGTATCCAAGTGAGGAAAAATGAAAGAGAGATTTAAACAAAGTAATCAAAAGACTTCTAGAGTAATTGAAAAAGAAATTCAAAAAAAATATAAAGTTTGTATTTCTTGTAATAATAGTTTTGATAATAAATTAGAAATATGCCCTTATTGTGGAGTGAGAAATAAATGACTATAAATAGTTCAACTGCAATACATGATGTTGTTCTTTTTGTAAGAAGTATTTTAAGAACAAATCTTATTGACCCTATAAATAGGTCATCTAATAATAATAAATTTATTTTTACAGCATTTCCAAAAACTAATACTCAATATCCTCTAGTTACTATACAAAATACTAATTTTAGTTCTAAAAGTTTAGGAATGCAATCAAATTCTCAATGGGTAAATATTTCATTAGAAATACAAGTATATGCAAGAGATTCAAAAGAAGCTGATGTATTAACTGATTCAATTGTTAATGTTTTAAGAACAAATCAATATTCTGTTACAGGTACTATTGATGAAGGAATGTATGATTTTAAAGTAGACTCAATAGTACCAATAGTTGAAGAAATAGGGGTTGATAATATAATTCATAGAAAAGTAATAAAAGGAGATTATTCGATAATATTATGAAATATTTTAAAAATAAAAAGGAGGATAATAATTAAAAAATGGTTTTTGTTTCAGACCAGAACGTAGTCGCGTTTCAATATGAATCCGGTACATACGCAAATCCATCAGGTGCAAAACACTGGATAGGACTTGTAACAGACCACGAACCTAAGGACAATGAAAATATTGTTGAAGTTAGATATGCAGGTCAAAGTAATAGAAATGTTGGTCAAATAATTAACACTTCTAAAGACTATGCAGGTACATTAACGTATCATCCACAAGATTTCAAGATGTTTGGTTTCGCTTTAGGTAAAGTAGTTGATTCCGGAAGTTCTAGTCCATTTAGTCATTCTATTACTGAATTAAATAGTGATGACAGCTATGATTATTTTTCAGGAACTAATCATAATTTCCCAGCATTTACAGTAATTGATTCTAAAAAAGGTCAAGGAGATGGATTACACCAAATAAGAACTTATAAAGGCGCTCAAATTGATACTCTTGAAATGGATATTAAAGAAGGTACTCCAGTGGAATGTAAAATTGATTACATGGCACAAAGTTTAACATTAGGTAGTAAAACAGCAGATTTACCAAATATTAGTGACGAAGATACAAGCAGACCTTATATTTACAGTGATGTTAAATTACATTTACCTTCGGGAACAGTAATAAATGAAAGCACTGAAATTAAATGGTCTATAAAGAATAATTTGGATAAAAGACATTATGATAATGGTTCTAAGGTTGCTGATAATTTCACACCTTTAAATAGAGAATATTCAGTAGACTTAACAATGGATGCAACATCCGAATGGGCAATGACACTTTACGACCAATATTACCAACAAGGTAATTCATTTAATATGATGGTTGAATCTGTTATCAGTAGTGGAAGTGAACAAGGATTTATATATATGAGCGGATGTAAAATTAAGGATTTCCAAAGTCCAAGCAAAGTTGACGGTGTACAAGAATATACTATGACAATTGAACCTACATCATGTAATATTGAAATAAACGACTTAATTCAAACTTACAACCAATGGTAAACTTTTATTTTTTAAATTTTATAAAAAATAAAACGGAGGATAAAAAATGGCATATTTGAAAAAGGAAGATGTCTTTTTCGAGCGTGACTCAAATGGTAATCTATTACCAGTCGAGACACAACTTGAATTATTAAAAGATAAACCTACTGTAAAAATTACGCCTTTAACAAAAGGTGAACTTTCAGAAATTGTTGCTAAAACAAAAGGCGATATGACAAGTGATGATACCGATTTAGATATCGTTATAAAACATTGTATTGAACCTAAATTTTCTGAAGAAGATAGAGCAGGATTAAAAGAAGCAGGAAAGGCTATGACAATTAACGCAATTTCAATTGCGATATTTTCAATTAGTACTAATGTTGACCAATTATCTCTTTTAAATCAAGGCACAAAAAAGACAGCAGCACAGGAATTGTTAGATTTTCAAAATCAGTAAGAAACAGTAATAGAGATTCATTTTATTACTTTATCCATTCTCAGGGGTATACGTTTTTTACTGTACCAAGACTAACATTACCTGAGATTAACTTATTAGTTAGAGAACATAACAAACAAGTTAAAGAGCAAAACCGTCAAATAAGAAAGAGTACGAAAAAATAAAATGGTAAACTTAGCTGGATTTGGAGGAAATACTGTAACTATTCTAATAACTGCAGTAGACCAGGCATCGGCAACTTTAAATAGAACGAAAGCTTCTTTAGCAAGTTTTCAAACTAAAGGATTAGCAGCAGGAGCAGCAGGATTAGCAATAGGTTACGGACTTGTTAAAGCAGGAAAAGCAGCAGCAGTTGTTGAAAAAGGCTTCCGTGATATTAATTCTATTATGCCCAAAGGCTTTGATGCTCAAAAAACATTTGGAGACCAAGTTCAAAAAAATACAATTGCTTTAGGTGATATGGGCAATGAATCAACAGTATTAACTGGTTATTATCAAACTATGTCGTCTGGGTTTACAGATGCTGCAGATGCGACAAATGTTATGAATGCTTCTGTTAAAGCAGCAGTAGCAGGTCAAGCTCAACTTCCAGATGTTATTTTATTATTATCCAAAACTTTACATTCATATGGATTATCCACTCAAGACGCAACTAAGGTCACAGATATATTTCAAGCAACAGTAAATACTGGTATCACTACGTGGCCTCAATTAGCACATGCATTCCCAACAGTTGCAGGTTCTGCAGCAGCGGCTAAAATTCCATTACAAGAAACTGCCGGAACATTAGCAATGTTAACGAAAACTATGGGTAATACTGATGAAGCTACTACGGCATTAAATTCAATTATTCTTGCATTCTTAAAACCTTCTTCTGATATGAAAAAAGCAGTAGAAGAATTAGGTTACTCTAGCGCTGCTTCTATGTTGCAACAAAATGGTCTAGCTAAATCATTAGAATTATTAAAAACTAAAACTAATGGTGATGCTGCAGCAACTTCAAAACTATTTGCTAATAAAAGGGCGTTAAGAGGTGTTTTACCTTTATTAAATGATGCGACTGGTGAATATGCCAAAACTTTAGCATCAGTAAATAATACAACTGGATTAACTAATAGGGCATTTGAAGACCAACAAGGTACAAGTTATACATTAGCTCAAGCTTCAAATGAGTTAAAATTAGCATTTGCTGATTTTGGACAAACTATGTTAACTACGTTAGGTCCTATTTTAAAATGGATAACTAATATAATTCGTAAATTAACTAGTTGGTTTAAAAAATTGCCAGGACCAGTAAAACAAGCAATAGTTATATTTATGTCAGTTGCGGCAGTATTAGGAATATTGGCAGGGGTAATCGCATTAGTGACATTAGTTTCTTCTCCGTGGTTGTTAATTATTATTGCAATAATCGCAGCAATAACAGCAATTATAATGGTTATATTGAATTGGAAAAAAATACTTATTGCATTCTTAAAATTAATGGGTAAAGTTGGAATATTTATGCAAGGTGTTTGGATTAGTTTTAAAGATTTTTGGATAGTATTATGGTCACAAATTAAAAATATTTATGATAAAATTTGGAATAAAATAGTTAAAGGATTAGAAAACAATGTAAATCATATGATTAAAATATTGAATACTTTAATTAAAGGAATTAATGCTGTTTCTGGGGCTGTTGGAATTGGAAAAATTGGATTAATTGGTAATGTTAATTTTGGAGGAGCAATGAAACAACTTACAGATATTAATGCCTTAAAAAATAAATTAGCAACAGAAAAAGCATCCGAATTAGCATTGGCACGAAGCGGGGTTGACCAAATGATTGGACAAATATCAAAAAATATTGGAATTGATAAAGTTAATAATAAAACTGCAGAACCAAAAAATAATATAAATGTTCATATTGATAATTTAAATGCTACTGATGCGCAATCTGTTTCAACCGGATTAGTAAATGAATTAAAAAATAAAATAAGTATATAGAATGGTAATTAAATATACAAAAGGAGGAAATAAATGAAAAATAAATTAGGGCTAAAAGGTAAATTTAGAATAGAAAACATTACCACAGGTCAAATTGTAAATCAAACAAATTCTATTCATAATGTTGGCTTTTCTAGTACTACTGCGTTTTTAGGAAGCGGCATTCCTAATCCGAATAGTTTTAGTTATATCAGTTTAGGTGTTGGAAGTTCAGCAATAAATACAGCTGATACAACATTAGGAAGTGAATATCTAAAACAAAGTGCTGATTCTATTGCGCAAACAACTACTACTGTTTCAAATGATACGTTAACATTTGAAGGAAATTTTATAGCAGATGCAGCAAAAACAATTAATGAAGCTGGAATATTTAATGCTTCAGGAACTAATACTGGTTCAATGCTAGCTAGAACAGGATTTGCAGATATTGTTGCTGCGAGTGGTGATAAAATAAATGTTACTTATAGTATACAAGTAAGTTAAAAATGAAAATAAAAAATACAATAGGAGACATAATAGTTGTAACTAAATAAAATGGTATTAACAGATAACTTAATTTCTTACTACTCATTGAACGGGCATACAAATGACCTAGTTGGA